GAAAGGGCGCTTTTCTCCTAGCGCCAGATTTTTTGGCGGTCATTTCCACTTCCGCGATAGAGACCGTGTATGTCCTCTGGTGAAACGCCGTCAACGTACTCCGCGCTTGAGCTAGACGATGTGGCGGAGCTGCTGGGCGTTTCGTCCCGCATGATTCGCAACTATATAAAAGACAATGACTTGCCTTGCTCTGGCGACGGCCGCGGGCGGCGCTTCGCGTGGCCCGAGGTTCGCGAGTGGTACGTGCAATACCGGATCGATCTTGCCGGAAGCCGTGGAAGTCTGGGCGTGTCGGTGCCGTCGCGTGACGGAGAGACCTACGACGAGGCCGTCCTTCGCAAAGTGAAGAAAGAAGCGGACTTGCTGGAGATAAAACTGGCGCGCGAGCGCGGCCAGGTGGTGGCGATTGCGGACGCGAAGGCGGCGATGGCCCGAGTCTCCAGCGCACTGCGCACTTCCATCCTTTCCATGCCGGCGAAGCTGACCGGCCATCTGTACGGCGTCAAGGATCGGAAGCGCATTCAAGAGATCCTGCAGCGCGAGGCGGACGCACTCTGCCGGCGTCTGATGGCGCTGCGCCCAAACACCGCTGACGCGGATGCGGGTGACGATGACTGAGTACACTTCGACCACCGAGAGCCTCGAGGCTCTGGAGGGTGCGCTCGGGTCCGGGCTGGCGCTACTGGAGCCGCCTCCGCAACTCACCGTGTCTGAGTGGGCGGATCGGTACGCCTACCTGCCTCGGGAGTCGTCCGCCCAGGCGGGCAAGTGGGACACGGCTACCGCCGAGTATCAGCGCGGCTTCATGGACGCGGCCTCTGACCCTGGCGTCGAGCGCATCGTAGCCATCTGGGGCGCGCAGCTCGGCAAGACAGCCGGGCTCATCAACATGCTCTGGTATCACATCCACCATGATCCGTCGCCGATCCTCATGGTGCAGCCAACACTCGAGTCGGCGGAGAACTTCTCGAAGGAGCGCCTCGCGCCGGCTATCCGGGACACGCCCGTATTGCGGCCGCTGTTCGGCGACCCTCGCTCTCGCCACTCTGGGAATACGCTGCTCAATAAAGAATTTCCCGGCGGCGGCCTGGCGCTTGCTGGCGCGAACTCGCCGGCGGGCCTTGCGTCCCGTTCGCGCCGAGTCGTCATGGGTGACGAGGTTGACAAGTGGGAAGCGTCCGCCGGCGCTGAAGGTGACCCCGGTAAGCTCATGGAGGAGCGCACCGCTACTTTCTGGAATCGGTTGATCGTCTACACGTCCACGCCGTCCGTGAAGGGCGTCTCGCGCATCGAGGCGGAGTACGAAAAGAGTGACAAGCGACAGTACTTCGTGCCTTGCCCTCATTGCGGTGAGACGCAAACGTTCAAGTGGCCGAATCTGAAGTGGCCGAAGCGTAAGGCGGAAGATGGCACGGTCGAGCATGACCCTGACGCCTGCTACTACGTCTGCGTCAACGGCTGCGAGATTATCGAGAGCGATAAGCCGGACATGATCCGGCAGGGTAAGTGGATTGCTCAGGCGAAGAGCGTCGATGGGAAGACGGCCGGGTTCCATCTAAACCAGCTCTACTCGCCGTGGGTGACGTGGCCGGAGATCATCCGCAAGTTCATCAACGCGGGGAATGACCCGTTTCTCCTGCAAACATTCGTCAACTCCACGCTGGCGGAGACGTGGGAGCTCAAGGGCGACCGGATTGAGCAGGACATCTTCGCCAGCCGCACGCACCACTATGACGCCGAGGCGCCCGAGGGCGTGCTGGTCATCACCGCCGGGATCGACGTGCAGAAGGATCGCATCGAGGCTACTGCTGTGGGCTGGGGGGCGGGCGAGGAGTCATGGGCGCTGGAGCATCGGATCTTCGAGGGTGACCCGTCGCGGCCGAAGGTCTGGGCTGAGGTGGATGAGTGGCTCAACCGGAGCTACCAGCACGAGAGCGGCATTCGGCTCCGCATCCGTTGCGCAATGGTCGACTCGGGCGATCAGACGAAGGACGTTTATGCATTCACCCGGACGCGCCGCGGGCGGAAGATCTATGCCTGCAAAGGCCGCGCCGGTTCGCATCCCATCCTCGCGCGGCCGCGGCGCGTAGATGAGTCAAAGACGGTGCTGTACATGGTTGGCGTCGATGCCGCGAAGGAATCGCTCTACGCGCGGCTAAAGATCGAGGAAGAGGGGCCGGGATACTGCCACTTCCCCCTGCTGCCCGAGGCGCCGGGAATGTTTGACCGGGAGTTCTTTGCCCAGATGTCCGCCGAGCAGCTCATCACCGTCGAGCGCGGTGGTCAGAAGGTGAAGGTGTGGCAGAAGCGGCGCGAGCGTAACGAGGCGCTGGACACCCGGGTATACGCGATGGCGGCGCTCGAGCGTATCCGGGCGGACTTCCCCGCACTGAAACGCAGCCTGAAGAGGCGAGCGGCGGCGGTAAAACAGCCCCTGCCCGAGCAGCCGCCCGAGGAGCCCAAGGGTAAGCTGGCGACTTTCGAGGAGCAGCAGGAGCAGGAGCGCGCGAGGCTGGACCTGGAGCGTCGACGGGAGGCGCGTATCCAGGAGCGCAACCTGAATCGCCGGCGCCGCGGCGGCGGGTGGATGAAGGGATGGTGAGGATAGTTGCGGTGATACGCCGCAGAAGGGTAAGCGTGAAGCGTGGGAACGTCTGCCGTCATCTGTGAACCGCGTCAAGAGCCGTCGGAGATTCGCGCCGGCGATACCGTGAGCTGGCAGCGCAGCTTTCTGGATTACCCGGCGAGCGGCGACTTCACGCTCTCCTACGTTCTAGTGAGCCGCACCGTCTCGTACACCGTGGATGGCGGCATGGTGGCGGCGGACGGCGATGTGTTCGATGTCACCATCCCGGCCGCGACGACGGCGCTGTGGGTGCGCGGCTCGTATCGCTGGCAGGCGTACATCAATGACACCAACGGCAACCGTTGGACCGTCGGCGAGGGCGTCGTCCGCATCCTCCCGAACCTGCAGCAGACGAATGGGCAGGGATTCGATGATCGCGAGCTCGACGAGAAGATTCTCGACGCCATCAAGGACATGCTCGCAGGCAAGGCGCTCGCCGGCGATGCGCAGCGTTACGTCATCCACGGCACCAACGGCCAGGGGCGCGAATTGCAGCGCTACACCTTCGCCGAACTTCTAAAGCTGCGCGCTGAATATGCGCGCCGCGTGAGAGAAATCCGCGTCCGTCGCGGCGAGCGTGTGCCTTCGCGCACGGTGAGGGTTGGTATTCGTGGCTAAATTGACACTGTTGAACCTTGATCGTTCTTCTTTGCCGCAAAAGCGCACTGTTCGGGCTTCGGAGCTCGCTATTCGCGGCTTCAATGCGGCTAAGATCACGAAGACGACGGTGGACTGGGCGATGAGTCCGCTGTCGCGTGACCAGAAAGTCTTCCAGGCGCTCCGGCCGTTGCGCTACCGCTCGCGCTGGCTGGCGGACAATGACGCCACAATGCAGCGATACCTCGCGCTCGGCGTAACAAATGTCATCGGCGCGCACGGGATCCGCATGCAGCCGAAGGTGAAGCTGCAGCGCGGCGGCAATCTGAACGAGTCTCTGAACGATCAGATAGCGGCCGAGTGGAACGCTTGGGGCGCGAAGGGCGTCTGCACGATGGATGGGAAGTACTCGTGGCATGAGCTCGAAGAGCTTGTGATGCGCACGACGCCGATGGATGGCGAGAGTCTCTTCCTGAAGAATGTCGCCGACAATCCATGGGGCTTCGGGCTGCAATTCCTTGACGCTGACCAGCTCGATCCAACGTACTTCGTCAAGTGGGACGGCATGCGCGAAGTGCGCATGGGCGTGGAGCTCGATAAGTTCCAGCGGCCGCTGGCGTACTGGCTCTATTCCGGCCACCCGGCCGAGATCGGCAATGGGCCGGCGAATCGCTATCGCATCCCGGCGTCCGGTGTTCTGCATATCTACTTTCCCGACTCGGCGCGGCAGACGCGCGGCATTCCGTGGGCAACGCCGGTCATGGGACTGATGTATCAGCTCCGCGGAACCTATGAGGCGGCCACCGTGGCGACACGCCTGGCGGCATCCGTCATGGGCTTCATTCGCAAGCCGGCTCCGGAGGGCGAACTGCCGGTGACGGAGGTTGATCCGCGGGAGGATGGGCTCGGCGGAGACGACTGGCGCGATCGGCGCACGGATGGCGATGAGATTGAGGCGGAGCCGGGCAGCTTCCACACGCTGTACGACGGTGAGGACATCACGACGTTCAAGTCCGAGTTTCCCACGGCCGCGCTGCAGCCCTTCATCAAGGAAGTGAAGCGCGACATCGGGACGGGCCTCGACGTGGCCTACGTGTCACTGTTCGATGACCTCTCGGACATCAACTTCAGCTCGATCCGCGCGGGCCTGCTCATGGAGCGGGACACTTGGCGCCGGAAGCAAAAGTGGATCATTGCCAACTTCCACAAGCCGGTGTTTCGGGCATGGCTCACGTCGGCAGTACTCGCCGGCCGGATCAAGATCAACACATCCGACATTGACGCGGTGTGCGAGCAGGTTGCGTGGCATCCGCGCGGCTGGGACTGGGTGGACCCGCTGAAGGATGCGGACGCTGCCGTGCTTCGGCTGGGCAACGGCATGAGCACCTACGCGAAGGAACTGGGTTCGCAGGGCCTTGATTTTGAAGAGGTGATGGACGAGCGCGCGCGGGAGCAGAAGTACATCGAGGGTTTACAGGAGAAGTTCGGGTTGCGCAACCCCGTCGTCCTCGGAACGGATCTTGCGGGCGATCAGGCCGGCAAGGGTGTCGCGGCGGGCGATGAGGGCGCGGCGGAAGATGTCGAGGACGCGAAAGGCACCAACTCGACCGGCAAGCAAGCGTCGCAACAGAAGGGCGCGAAGAAAAACTAATCGCGCGTTCCTCGCGAAAACGAATCCCGGCGAAGTTTGCCGGGATTTCGCTTTCTCAGGCATAACCGCGACGTGAGCAAGAAACTGCACAAGCGACTTGAATCGCTGCCGGTCCAGTATCGGGCGGCCAAGGTGGACGGGGTTGATTACGACAACCGCACCGTAACCTTCGCCCTTACCTCAGAGGAGCCCGTCGAGCGGTGGTACGGGAATGAAGTCCTTGACCACTCCAGTAGCGCGGTAAATACGCGGCGCCTGAAGCGCGGGATTCCGTTGCTCTTCAATCACGACCGCAATCAGCAGCTCGGGCGCATTGAGAGCTACGAAATTCGCGACAAGAAGTTGTATGTGACGGCGCGATTCGGCAACTCAACCCTCGCGAACGAGAAGCTGAACGACGTCCGCGACGGAATCCTCGTGGACGCGAGCGCTGGGTATATCCCGCACGAGGGAGAGGATGTCGCAGGCAAGCGCGGCGAGCCCGACACGGTGCGGTGGACGAACTGGGAGGCGGCCGAAGGGTCGCTAGTTACTGTTCCGGCGGACCCAACGGTGGGAGTTGGGCGCGATCTTGGCAGTGAGGGTGCCGGGCCGAAGTTCAAGATCCGCTGGCGCGGGATGGATTCGCGCGACGAGGGCGAGGACGACGACGATTGCGGCTGCGAGTGCGCCGCGTGCGCGGACGGCAACCATGCCGACTGCACAACCGAGGATTGCGACTACGGGGATGGCAACCGGGCCGCAGGCAGCAAAACAAAACCGGCGCAAGCCGCAACTGAGGAGCGTATGGATCAGGAACAGCTCAAGCAGGCGAATCCCC